AATACATATACACCAAGCAAAGCTTGTAGTTTTTTTGTGGAAAACAGCTCAAAAAGCGTTAAAAATGACGCAAAAACGGCAAAAATCAGGCGAAAACAGTATAAAACTTATGAGAGGGTAACAAAAGGAGGCTTTTAAATGGCAAAGAGACAAACAAAAAAGCCAAAAACGCTCCAAGAGCAAGCCGAGGAGATTAAAAAGCTTGCTGAGGAGAGCGGAGTACAAACGAATTTCTTTTTTATAACGACTTTTGACAGATACTTAAGTCAACTTGCGATCCTCGAGGAGCTTAAAGCGAGTATTGATGATAATAAGAGTCTTGTAAAACAGACTTACGTCAAAGGACGCTCAAACGTCGTACTCAATCCGGCAATCCGAGCTTACAACTCGACAACCGACTCAGCAAATAAGACCGTTGCTTGCCTTATGAGAATAATAAACGGGTTTAAGGACGACGGCGCTGAGAGCGTTGATCCTTTGCTCAGTATAATTAACGGCGGTGATGATAATGACGCCGACGACGAGTAAAGCTTACTTATACTGTAAAAATAATATCCGGAAAAAAACGACTCCGAAATACGTAAAATTGCAAATGCGCGATTTTATGCGTATATGCGAGGGCAAAGATAAAAAGTATAAGGTCTCAGCCGCAAAGATCAAGCAAATCGAGGACTTGCTCAAGCTTTTAATTATGCCTAAAGGATTAAAAGCCGGTCAAAGCCTTTATAAATGCTCAACGGGTTATCAATGGCTTGTATACTCGGCAAGTCTTGCGGTTGTATACCGTGATAATCCTAAAAAGAGACGATACGAGACGGTATTGCTTGAGATATGCCGTAAGAACTTTAAAACCTTTACAATCGGTACTCTGTTTATCATTCTTTTTATTACTGAGCCTAAGTTTTCTCAATTTTACTCGGTTGCTCCGGACGGATCCTTATCGAGAGAGATCCGAGAGGCAATATCGGCAATCCTTAAGAGCTCGCCGCTTGTTTATGAGCATAACGGCAAAAAGAGATTTAAGATCCTCAGAGATTATATCTTTTTTAATACTCTTGAGACTAAGTATACGCCGCTTAATTACTCAAGCTCAACTCTTGACGGTAAATTACCAAACGTCTTTTGCGCTGACGAGGTCGGAGCTTTACCAAACTCTTACGCGATTGACGCAATGCAATCCGGACAACTTAATATCCTCAATAAACTTGGTTTTATTATCTCGACTAAGTATCCGACTTTAAATAATCCCTTAGAGGACGAGGTTGATTACAGTAAAAAGGTCCTCGACGGACTTATCAAAGACGAGACTCGTTTTTCGTTGCTTTACGAGCCGGATAATACAAAGGATTGGCAAACTGACGACTTGATCTTACAGCAAAGTAATCCGGTTGCTCTTGAGATCCCTGAGATATGGCAAGACTTGCTTAAGAAAAGAGCTCAAGCAATCGCTCAAGAGAGCAAAAGAGAGAACTTTGTTACAAAGCATTGCAATATTATATACTCCGGAGCCGGTACGGAGACTTATATCGACGTTGCTGAGGTTAAAAATTGCAAGGTATCAAATATCGATTGGAGCGGTCGAGTTGTTTATCTTGGTCTTGACTTAGCACAAACAACGGACAACGCCTCCGTAAGTATGGTATCCGTCGACGACGACGATCGGATCCTTGCGGACTCTTGGGCATTTATACCGGAGGGACGTATTGAGGAGAAAATGGCAACGGAGCGAGTCAATTATCGAGAGCTTATTAAGACCGGTAAAGTTTTTGCTTGCGGAGATAAGGTTATTGATTACCGATTTATTGAGGAGTTTATCTTAAATCTTGAGGACCGTCTCGGAGTACAGATCCAAGCGGTTGGATATGATAGATACAACGCAATGAGTACAGCTCAAAAGCTTGAGGCGGCTGATATAACAACGATCGAGGTTAAGCAACACTCGAGCGTATTACACTCTCCGACAAAGTTGCTCGAGGAGAAAATCTTGAGCGGAGACTTTGAATATACAAACAATCCGCTTTATGAGATCAATTATCTTAACGCTCGTTGTACTTATGATACAAATAAGAATAAATACGTTAATAAGAAAAAATCAAAAGGTAAAATCGATATGGTTGTAAGTACAATTATCGCCGTTTACCTTGCTGAACAAGATTATTTTTTAAATAATGACGGAGGCTTTACAATTCAAGTATTTTAAGTTATTTTATACTTGTAAAAATATATCAATTTATCATACAAACATTTTAATTGTCAAGAGGTGATAAAGTGGATAATCCTTTTAAGAGACTTTTTAAGAGAGATACAGAGACTCCGGCTCCGACTCAAACAAACTCCGAGCAAATACTCGGCGAGGGCGGTACAGTCTCCGACGTTCTCCTTGAGGCAATTATCAACGGCGGATCCATTACAAGAGCTCAAGCGCTCTCAATCCCGTCGGTTGCGGCAAACGTTGATTTTATATCTAATTGTATTGCCGCAATGCCCGTCAAACTGTATAAGCGTAAGGACGGACACGTTGAGGAGGTAACAGACGATACAAGAGTACGCCTCTTAAACAGCGATACCGGAGATACGCTTGACGCTTTTCAAATGAAAAAGGCGCTCGTAACCGATTATTTTCTCGGCAAGGGCGGATACTGTTTTATCCAAAAGAACAAGAACGACGTAACCGGTCTTTATTATGTACAAGACGATTACGTTGTTATCAATTACGACTATCAACCTATTTATAAAACCTATATTATTTACGTTTACGAAAATCAATATCAGCCTTACGAGTTTATCAAGCTCTTGAGAAATACACAAACGGGCGCGTGGGGTACGGGCATTATCGACGAGCTTACTGAGGCTCTTGAGTCCGCTTATGAGACAATGAGATTTCAACTTGGACTCGTTAAGACCGGAGGCAATAAAAAGGGTTTTCTTAAGTCTGAGAATAAGCTTACAGACGAGGCAATGACTTTACTTAAAAACGCTTGGAAAAAGCTTTACGCAAATAATACCGAGAACGTTGTTGTCTTAAATAAAGGCTTAGACTTTAAAGAGGCGAGCAATACAGCCGTCGAAATGCAACTCAACGAGACAATCGAAAGTCTTGATAAGCAAATCGATAAGATCTTTCATATTTACGAGGACTTTAACGAGACTTTTAAATTTGCAATATATCCTATTGTAAAAGCTTTTGAGACAGCTCTTAACAGAGATCTTTTGCTCGAAAAGGAAAAGTCAAAGTATTTTTTTGAGTTTGACGTCAAGGAGATTATCAAGGCTGATATCAAATCTCGTTATGAGGTTTATCGTATGAGCAAAGAGTGTCAAATGACAACGATCAACGAGCGTCGTCGTATGGAAAATATGAACGAGATCGAGGGCGGAGACGTTATTGATCTCGGACTCGGCGCGGTATTGTTTGACGTTAATACTCAGACTTATTACACTCCAAACACAAACGCAACCTCGAGCGGCGGATCCGGTAACTCCGGAGCTGACGTCAAGACGCTTGAGGAGGAGTCTTTTATTGATAAAATAAACGATACGGAGGGCGAGGTATGAAAATACAAATAAGAGCTGACTCGGTAACGATTGAGGGATACGTCAACGCTGTCGAGAGAGCCTCCAAGCCTCTTAACAGTCGTCTCGGCAAGTTTGTCGAGAAAATATGCGCCGGAGCTTTTAATCGAGCTCTCGGACGTGCTCAGGACGTAAGGATCTTACTTAATCACGATTGGAGCCGAGATCTCGGAGGCATTAAGGACGGTAATCTTGAGCTTGAGGAGGACAATATCGGACTCCACGCTCGAGCAACGATTACGGATCCGGAGGTTATTAAGGACGCTCGCAACGGAGACTTGGTCGGTTGGTCTTTTGGCTTTGATGATTTACCGAACGGAGTCGAGGAGACAAGAGACGAGGAGACCGGCTTGCCGTTTAGAAAAGTAAAGGATCTTGCTCTTTACGAGGTATCCTTGCTCAACCGGAAAAAGACTCCGGCTTACGTTGGTACTCTTGTCAACGTAAGAGACGACGGATCAACTGTTTATTACTCGGAGGATAATATCTCTGAGACCGTTGAGACAATCGTCGAGGCGGTAAGAGCTGAGGATATTGCTCAAGGTACAATAACCGAGGCAAAGGAGCCGGAGACAGAGCCGGTAAAAACTGAGGTATCAAGCGAATATTACGCTCGATATAGAAACATAATCGCCGAGCTTAAAAGCTTGGTAAATAACTAACAAGGAGGATTAAGAGATTATGTTTAAGAACAGAAAAGCTCAGATTGAGCGACAAAATGATCTTATCGTTCGTGCCGAGACTCTTGTTAATACGGCTGAGAACGAAAAGAGAGAACTTACTGAGGCTGAGGCGGCTGAACTTGCTGAGATCCGCGACGATATTCAGAGAATTAAAAAGTATCTTGATATCGTTGACGAGATTGACGACGCAAGACCGACAAAGGCGGTCGAGGGCGAGGCAAAAGAGGCAAAGGACGTTATTGACGGCGAGGACGCAAGAGCTTGCGGCGGCGAGGAAAAGAGAGCAATCGAGGAGGCTGAGACCAAGGCTTTTGCTGACTATATTCGCGGCGTTGTATCCGGTAACGTAAGGTCCGGAGAACTTGCTCCGGCAAACAACGGAGCAATTATCCCCAAGACAATTGCTAAAAAGATCAACGAGCTCGTTTATGACGTATGCCCTATTCTCGACAGATCCGAAAAGTTTAACGTAAAGGGTAAGCTTGAGTTGCCTTTTTATCCGGCTGACAGCTCAACTCAGATTACGGTTGCTTTTGCAAGTGAGTTTACAGATCTTACAAGCTCAACGGGCAACTTTACAACAATCGAGCTTGACGGTTATCTTGCCGGCGCTCTTACAAAGATCTCAAAGTCTTTGATTAACAATA